TAGCGAAGCTCGGAGACATTCGTGTACTCCTTACCCTGCTGAAGGCCCAAAATCTTCTTGAGGTCGTTGAACTCCTGGTTCGAAGTGAGCTGTGCCACTGAAGAGTCTCTCACGTTCTTACATTTACCACGGAGGGGGAAGACACCGTAATGGTCTCGACCCACCACAGAGAGACCAGCGACAGCGAGCGTCTTTGCCGAATCACCCTCTGTCACGATCAGTGTACACTTCCCAGATTGTGCCGTACCAGCCTTGTTCGCGTCATCCAGTTTGGGGATACCAGTAATCTTAGACTTTCTGGCACCATCAGTCTTCTTGAGTTCCTTCATCTCCTTGAACTTTGAGAGCGCCGTGAGTTCATCGGCGATACCGGTTTTCAAAACATTCTTCACAAAGTTTTTAGGTGGTTCAAACTTAGAACCAAAGTCGGGAGCCTTCGAGGTACACTCAGACTTGACCTGGCTCGAGAACGTTGGGTTCTCAAGGGTTGCCCTGACGAAGATGGTAAAAGCGTTCTTCACCTGTTGGGGCTTCAGCTTAATCTTCTTCGCCATGTCCTCGATGATCCCATTCGCGATAAGGTTTGCCACGTGATCCACGTGTGTGCCACCCTTCATGGTACAGATACCGTTGACGAAAGAGACCTGCTCGAGTCCATTCTCCGAGGGTCCAATGCACACCGACCAACGGTCTCCAGTCACAGAGGCAACTTCTTGAACACCTTCGTGCATCTTGGCATAGGTTTCAAAGTTTTGTTTGGGGAGAACATCACCGTTGAACTTCACTTTACAGTTCTGAGTCGTACAAATGTTCGCATCCCAAACGCGTTTCTGGAAAATGCTATAGATGGTATCGTCCATCTTGGACATTCCAAACCTCTTCCACTCGGGTGTGAAAGTGATAGAGACTGATGACACGGCACCCGAATGTTTTTTGATTTTTGGTGGGTCACAGACGGTCATATTCTTCGACCACTTTTGGGTATAGGTCTGCTTCGTCTCATGATCCTTGATGATCACCGAAAAGTCACTCGAATAAATGTTTGCCAACTTGGCACCGTAGCCATTGCGACCCCCGACAATCCTCTTTTGAGTGTCATCATAGTTGGTACTCGTGAGGAGGTGTCCAAAGACGAGTTCGGGATTCCAGAGACCTTCCTTCTCGTGCATTTTTACAGAAATCCCGCCGAGAGGTCCATTGTTCTCGATGGTCACGGAACCGGACTCCTTATCGATGGCGACAGAGATGGAACTGACATGTTTGGGATGGAGAGAGTTGCGGTCGATGGCGTTGACCAGGATTTCATCAAAAATTTTCAAGAGAGCTGGAGAGTACTTCAAGTTCTTCTTGGTGAAGGTAGAACCATCGAGGATCCAGTAGGGTTCGGTACCCTGCTCGACTGGACCGACATAAGAGTCAGGTCTCTTGAGAATGTGTTCGATGTGGGTGAGCTTTTGAACTGATTCCATATTTTCTTGTTTCTATTACAACTTTACTCTCTAACTTAGGCGTACCACCTCTCGAAAATAACAGCTCGCTCTTCACAGGACTTCTTCTTGGCCAGGTGCGATTCCGGCACCCTGGCTTTCCAGTCTTGTTGGATCGCACAGAACCTGTTCGAGTGCTTGTGAACGATAGACATGAAATCATGAATCTTTTCGGGTTTTACGTCCGGGTGCTTCATAACGATCGCCTGAATGGTCATGATGATGTAGCGAGGCCACTTGATTAGTGGTTTGTTGACGTAGTTCTCCCCGTTGTTCGGCATAAGACACTGGAAGATCTTCATAAAGTTGTCCACTTGGTCAGAAAGTTTAACCGAGTCGATTCGAACACCACGGTACTTTTCGGCATCTTCACGAAGTTTGAGCACACTCGAAATTCTTTCGGTGAGAACCAGGTCATTTTTGATAAAATTCGAGATGATCATGTACATGGCCATAGAGGTGTCTCCGCGGAGATTCTTCGTACCGGCGAGATCGGTAAACTCAAGAAGAGAACTCGCGTGGCGATCTCCGAGAACACGAGCGAGCTCGCAGAGTTCGATCGACGGCATCATGTTAACAAACTCTCCGGAGTTGATCGGAAGACCCATGTTGACTCGAAGAATGAACTGCTCTTCTTCAATGTCGGCAAGTCCACGGTAGATGGTGTACCTGATCTTACGATATTTGAAAATATCGCGTTGCTCGAGCGACATTTCATTGTAATACAGACCGTTATACTTGAGTTTGTTTCCCATGAACTTCTTAATGGTGTGAACTCTGTGTCCACCTTCGAGGATCCTAAACACCGAAGCTCTCTCGGAGACGGTGATAGGGTTGACAACAAAATCATGGAATAGCGAATCGATGAAAAAGTACTCCTGTTCTGCGGACCACGTGGAAGCATCTCTCTGAAGGATAGGATGATTGATCCACTTGGCATTCTCTCTCATCAGCTCATCATAGAACCCTCCGAGCTGAAGGCTGTCATCGTTGCGGTAGTAGGTAGTAGAAGACATTTTATTTGAATAGTTTCAAGTATATCACGGCTCACTTAGGTTAAAAATATCATTTTATAGAAAACTATATGCTCACCCTCGCCTCTGTAAAGCCCCACGTAAACACTGCTCGTAGGTTTGAGAAGCGTATCAACAAGACGGTCGTCAAATCAGCTGTGAAGGTCATCGACAGAGTGTACAAGGACCGTGACTATGCCCGGTTTTATGTCCTCGAGACGGTCGCCCGTGTCCCCTACTTTTCATTCGTCTCTGTTCTACACCTCTACGAGACCCTCGATATCTGGAGGCGTGCTGATTACCTAGAGACACACTTTGCTCAAACCATGAATGAGTACCATCATCTCCTCATCATGGAAGACCTAGGTGGTGACGAGCGTTTCGTGGATCGATTCTTTGCACAGCATACGGCCTTTGCATACTACTGGTTGACATGCCTTCTGTACGTAGTGTCACCGAGGATGGCCTACAATCTCTCTGAACAGGTGGAGGAACACGCGTATCATACCTATGATGAATTCCTCAAACAGAACAAGGCGAGTCTCTCCCTCGAGAAACCACCAGCTGTGGCTACCAACTACTACGACGATGTCGACAATCTGTATGATGTTTTTACCCGAGTTCGCGACGATGAAGGTGATCACGTGAAGACGATGCAGGATTGTCAGAATGACACTTTAAATGTTGTCTGATAGTAGATGCCAACACTCAAACAATTGGAAAATGAGTTACGAAATCTCAAACGGCAGTTATTGAACGCCGAAAATGTATACGTAAACAAAGTGAATCAGAATCATCCAAAAAACAAAAATGTTGCGGTGTGGATGAATCGTGAGATGTCTCCCGGTAACAAGAAAAACATAGAACCTTCGAAGCGTGCGTATCTCAAGACAAATGTTTCCAAAGATGGGAAGATTCTTCATGTGTATAATCGAAATGGACTCAAAAATTATCTCGCGTTTGCGAATGGTCATGGCATGAACGCGGAGAGACCGAGTCCCATGACTCGTAAACCATTCAAACTGTCAGATATCAAAGTGTACCCACCTGAAAGACGGGGTGCGAAGCGCAAGACTATGAACAAATCAAATACACCTAGGAAGAAAGTGAAACGATAATTTTCTCGTCGTACCATAAGAAGACATGTACACGTACTTCATCATCGTCATATTCATTCTCATCGTGATGATGCAGAATACATCGCGAGGTATGTCGAAATCAGTCCAGAAGCTCATTCGTCAGTCTGCTCGGTACGCGACAGCCGCACAACAGGATAAGTCTCCCGCGATAGCGATTCTTCACGCGAACTACGCGACGGCGTATTTATACGCGGCGAAGGATATTTCCTCGGATGCCCAGATTCATAATGCGACGGGTATTGACGTGAAGAAGTTTACGGAACATGTTACGAATGTACAAGATATGGTAACCAAACGAACGGCTGAGCAATTTTCGGGATTTACTGGACAAGTTGATATGTACCTGGCAGAAATAGGTGGTGAAGCTTGAGCACCTAAGTAAATGATACGAAACATTAAAATCAAGAACAAAAAACATGGAGATTATTCGCAACGAACTCTGGAACCAATGTCTCATGGACGCGATGAAAATGAATCGGGTCAATGAGGCAAATGACAAATGTCGCAACTTGGCGGATGCGACATGGAAAATGAAGATGTCATACAAAAAGTTTGATCAGAAAAAACAAGAACGAAAGATTATCGTTCTTGACAAAATGCCGGTGGAAGTGAGAGAGTCTCGGGCACGTGTTGTGACGTGCCAAGCGACGACGATGGCGGGTAAACAGTGTTCATTCAAGGCTGTGTGTGGAGATTTCTGTAAAAAACACAGGCTTGATAAGACAACGCTCGGTAGTAAAATTAAAATCGGTATGTAATATAAGCATCATGTTGGATCAAGAAAGCCTCAGACCCGTGATCATCGCCATGTCTCTCTACATCATCGTCGCCACACTCGTCCCTCGTTTCGTCACTACACCTACCGGTATCGGTTTCATCGATGATATTGTCATGAGTCTCATCGCCCAGAAAGATTCAATGATGAGCGGAACCATCATCATCGGTCTTGTTGTTTTGGCCACCAATTACATTCAAGATAAATTCTTCTAAAACATTTTTTCGTCCGACAAGATGTTTTGTATGTGCATGATCCATCGTACGAACCCTATTCTCGAACGCGTGACGCATGTACTCCAAGAGTTGGTCAAAGTTTGGTTTACCCCAAACCATTCCCTTTTTGAAGAGGAAATCATCCTTCTCCAGCTCTTGAAGTCCACACTCGATCGTGTACGGTGTTTTGATATATTCCGACGCACCCCCGTACTCCGTGATGATCACAGGTTTATCACGCATGGCCGCTTCGACAGCGCCCATACCCACACCTTCAGAGTGTGAAAAACTCACGTAACAATCACAGCGGTCATGAAGGGCGTTCATCTCTTCTTCGGATAACATGGTGTTGATCACCTCCACACGAGGAAATGGAATCTGCACATCTTGGTTCGACGTCGCTTTCACGACGAGACGCGTGTTTGGTTCATTGAGTCGCACAAAAGCCTGTAAGATGTCCCGGAACTTCTTTCTCGGGTCCATGATGTTACCGATGTGGTAAAACGTATACGGTTTTTCAAGTGGCTCTGGAATGTGTGCGTGAATGACGTAGAATTCGTTATCGGGAAACTGTCTTGAAAGGACACGCTTACAAAATTCACTGGGTACAGCCACACGTTTGAACGCTTTCATGATGTGTCCATAATCTTCATGAACGGTTTCGGTTTCACAGACGGTCATACATGCGAGGTTTTTCACACGCGTCTTGGCATATTTGACGTACTCCATCTGATTCGCGACGGGGATCACAAAGATCAGGCCATGATCTGACTCTGGGACTTCCTGACCGAACTCATAGTATTTTCCATTCGGTAAGAATAAATTGACATACTTTTTAGCATGTTGACCGATACCTGTCCTCAGGTGAGGACCTATGATGATCATTTGATTTAAAGATAATCTTTCTTTTATATATAGTAACATGTCCGCTCTTCGCAAAGAAATCGAACAGGAAATGGCGCGCGTTCGCATCGATAAGACGCGCCTCTTTGACCTTCTCCTAAAGATTGTCGACAATTGTGGTACCGGTCAGGGTGGTGGTCCGGGTGTCGCCGGTCCTGCCGGCCCCGCCGGTCCTCGTGGTCCTGCCGGTCCCTCTGGTCCTGCCGGTCCCGCCGGTCCTGCTGGTGCTCCGGGACCAGTCGGTCCCCCTGGTCCCGCGGGTGAGTGCAAGTGTGAGCCCCCCGCTAAGGCCCCTGCCAAGGCCCCTGCCACCAAGAAGGCGCCCGTGAAGAAGAAGCCGGTGACCGTCGATGCCTAAATATATATAAAGTTGAATCCCGTGCTATAAATAGATGGTCGTCCTCAGTATCGCCCCTATTCGTATTTATAACACTTCCAACAATGAGTCGAAGCGCCCGAAACGTGTTCTGAGGCGTCCAGTCAAAGTAAGTGACGAAGTTGTTCAATTGAGACATCAGATCGTGATGTATAAGCGTGAACGCGCGAAACTCCGTAAGCTCGCGGAATGGAACCTTCGTTCGACGAAATCTTCACTCAAAGATGTTCAGGATACACTTGAAATCTTGAACGATCTCTATGGTGATGAAATGTACGAAGATCATAATGGGAAGGATCTATAGACGGGTAGAGGTTTCGTGTGCCACATGGGTCTAGATGCATATGCTCGTGGTATATGAACGATACCACTCTTGTATACTGATCCCATGAAGAGTCCAGTGGACAATATACGCGTCGGTGTGACACCAAACCGTGCAGGTATCGTGTGTATTCCATGTGCAACGTCATCTTCAACATCTTTTATGTCAGCCATGTTCGACACACTCGACGCGAGTAGACCCATCGCTATAACTTCATCGTCGACAACTTCTGTGTGAGCTATGAGATGTGGTACAACACTGATAGCTCCCGCCCAAAATGTACCCACGTAAAACGGTTTAAGTAAAGGAAGAGATCGTTTAAACATTGGGTACATCAAAATACTCAAAATTTCTGGTGCGACGTACTTGGATTGGTCACTGTACCATAATACGAGATTCGCCACCAAGAGTGCTGTCGCGATTGATTCAGGTGTATCATCCGTCTTTTCATCTATGTATCGATCACCCCCATATGCCCATCTCGCCGATGCCATGATGTACAAAAGTGGTAAAGGTTCAAGAGGTGTACCCGAACATAACGCTAATATGGACATGACTGTCCCTACTCCAAATCCGGGTAGCATTTCCATATTAAGGTTGTGTTTCTTTAATTATCACCATAAATTTCTAGGATATCCTTAACGATAGGACTTCTTTCTATGTCAGCGAAATCAAATGTTATGTATTCGATGCGTTTATGGTTCTTACCATGTAAACGTGTGTAAATATCTTTGAGACCGTTATCTTCATATTTACGATCATGTTGTTTTGGGTCACCGGTGACGATCATCTTACATCCGTCACCGATTCGTGTCAAAAGCATCTTCATCTGATTCGGAGTTGAGTTTTGCATTTCATCTGCAATCACGAACGCATTCTTGAATGTTCTTCCACGCATGTACGCGAGTGGGCATATTTCGATGATTTTCTCTTTGATCATGTACTGAATATCATTTTGACTGTAAAATTCTGAAAAGACATCCATGATGGGTCTCGTCCATGGATCCATCTTCTCTTCGAGTGTTCCGGGTAGGTACCCAATATCTTCTTCCACGGAAACAGCGGGTCGGGTCAGTACAATCTTTTTGTACGTCTTGTCGTTATATCCAGTTATAGCCGCGTAACAGGCTAACATTGTCTTACCTGTTCCTGCCGGTCCTACTGCGAACACCATAGGCTTACTCATACTATACAGTGCTCGATTGTAGTTTTTTTGATTTTCACTCTTTGGTACCGCGACCGGTTGTATATCCATCTCCTCCTCGATGTAATACTCGTGCTCATCATAAGACGATGAGAGGGAAAATTTCCGACCCTTTTTACCCCCCATACTTTTTACGCAGAAGATTTATTCACCCACCATATGAACCCACCTAATAATGAGACTAGAATGGCGAACAAAAGACCAAACGAATACTTTTTAGGGTTTTCGTCTGGGGGTTTCTCGGGTAACTTCCGAACATTTTGATTGAGTGTATCAAGTTTTGTCAGTAGTTTTTCGAGTACTTCTAAAATCTGGACTTCTTTATTCGGAGACTTTTCCTTAACATTCACTGTAGTGATTTCGAGTACCATCGACCAGTGTGCATCGGGTTGAAGTGAAAGGTAATCTCCATCATCTTGTTGTTCGAAAATTTTGAAATTGAGTTTCTTTATGGAAATGGGATTGAAATATCTCGTCGGGGGATTAAAACTTTTCCATTGTTTGTCTCGTATGAGAACTCCGTCACTCCCAGTAAAATGTCGCTCGAGTGGAACGCGTGCGAGTATCTGTCCATTGCGTTCGTCGAGCATCTGTGCAACCTTGGGGATGTCCGGACATATGATGTCTACGTATTTAGCGATATTCGTGTTGAGATTGGAGCTGTTTTCACCAACCTGTGTAATGTAAAAGTCGACCATCTTGATTCCTATGACCCGGCTCATGTCTTCAACATGTGTGTTTGACTTGAGACTGAGATCCAATGAGAATACGTTATTCGTACCATTCACGAATCTAGAATCCAGGATGACATACTGAACTTTTTTGGGTACGTCTTCTAAGCCCATAACTAATATCACCGAACATTATATTATGATCCCACCCATCGCGAAGTTTGTGATCACCTTTAATACGGTCGCCGCGATAGCTGTATGTGTTGATGTACATCGAGAATTGAACCGGTATAAAAAATTGGCTTCTACTATAAGTAAATGATTTACATTCAGGCAGTGTACCAGACATTCACAACTATGGGACCTCAGTACATGTTGAACACCTATAATTGGCTAAAGGCTGCACTATGGGATGCACCATATCGCTTCATGCTTGATGTAGAACTCGAGAAACTCGCGATCGAACGCGAAGAGCACCTAAGTGAAAATGATACACCCGAAAAGTAAGCATGTCTGAATACGTTTTACCCATCAACAACCTGTTCATCAGGTCGACCGTACCCCTTGGTATTTCAGGTCTGGCAACTGATAACCTCCGAATCGCTTTCTTACAAGCAACCGCTCCACTCTGTGCGGACGTACAACGTAAAATCTGGGAGGAAGTACTTCGGTGCACGACACCTATCGAACCACCCCCAGCTCCTAAAAAATGCCCTTCAGTTTCTTACACTCGCTCTCAGAATTCATTGCCCCGAGACCTATTCAAAGACGCGTGAATCGTTCAACCATCATCGAAACAGTGAACGACTGTGGTGAGAAGAGATACATCGAGATGGAACGCGAAATCCATATTGAACGAAAGCGGAATTTGGATGTTCTCCTCACGAAATGTAAACGATTACTTTCATTCATTCAGACGACACAGAATACGGATATGTATGACAAGATGCACAGTTTTGTAGGTCGAGTTCGCCAAGCTATATACAAAGGTGACGACATTACACCCCTGATTGACGAATACGAAAATCTCAAAAATACTGCGAAAAGAAGTTCAAAAACCTTTACCAACCTAAGTGATGCCATGTAATCTATGATTTTATGCTAAAATGGACTTGTTTCATAAAATCATGGAGATTGTCGATAAGCACGCTGATAAGATCCCGGAGGGGGACTACATCGAGTTATGTGATACGATCAAAAAGTTGCGAGACAAAGTCAAACCCCCGTCATTTCTTCTCAATCAAAATGATCCACTTTGGGAAACGGCATATGATCCGGAAAGAGATGGTCCACCGGTCTATGAACCAACTACTGACCTGAATCATTTTTTAGAAGAGTTACATGATGAGTGGACCGAAGGGAGCTGATGGATCTATTCTAGCTGAAGAACGTGGTTCTATATGTGCTGAAGGATCTATTGTACCTGGTGCATGTAATTGTTTTAGTCTCGAAAGTTCTTGTAATTGTATGTGTATTTGTTTGAGTTCGTTACATATTTTCACGTATGCCCATTCTCTCTTCGTTGGGAACATCTCATCATCCATGATTTCCATGATCTTTCGTACATGTTCCATACCTAAGTGAAGCGTAGATATTATAATATCAGTAATTACAAATGTCACTTATTCCCATCAAGTTGATTAAGAACATTCCAGTGAGAAACAAGTTGCTGAAAATCAAAGATGAAACTCCCGAGATTGATAAGAATGATTACATCGAATCTCGAATTCTCATAAATAAGAAAGCGAGCAACCTCCTGGCTATAGAGGATGCTTCTGAGATTGCCAAATACTATCTCCATAAGAAGGGTGTTTTCGAGCGAATCGCCAAAGACATCAAGAAGGAATCTGGGAAGGACTTTCGTTTTCTATTCCGCAAGACATCTTCAATGGAAAAGCGACCCCTAGCCGTGAAGGGTCGTGATGGTATGAACTATATTCTCATGGAACATTCATACCCTGATGGTTCGGGACACTATGGTATGTCTCGAGTGAACCACACTAATAAGACTGCGTTAATTTATGATTCGATGACAAACTCGGAATCCGACTTTGAGAAACCTCTCAAGGCCTTGTTGGGTAAGGGGTACAAAGTGTCCGTTGGGACAATTCATGGGTGTTACCCTCGCTTGAGAAACGCGACAAAAATTGATTTGAATCCTCAACCTACAGGTGGATTTGTGTCACAGTCGTTCGAACAGTTCAAGAGTAAGAACTTCGCCGGTGGTCGCGGGGGTGTTCCCAAGAAGCACATGGATGAAGCGTTCATGATTTCTCAATATGACGAACTTTCTCAGCATCACTTTTGTTACATGGAATCATTCCTTGCCTTGATGGTGAATCTCGGAATGGTGAAACCCGGTCCCCAAGATCCTCGCGAACGCCTTGAGTATGTCAAGAAGTTCATTTGGGGTGTGATTCACAAGTATGTTCCAAAGTCCAGTCGTGGTACAGTTCATTGGAAGTATTTCGAGAAACACTTCCCATACATCCTGGAGACCATGGGTTCCGATGGTAAACGTCTCCCTATGAGACAGGGTTTCATTCAGGTTCCACCCGTGAAGGGGTCTGTCGAGTTTAAATTGAAGAAGATGCGTACACGTGGTGACATCGACCCGTCATGGACGCTCAAGAAGATTGTTGACTGGTCGAGGGGTACACCTAAGTAGAATCAAAACATTGTAATTTTCAAGAAAAAAATGGGTTCTACCCGAAGCCACCCACTCCCTCCAGGAATTTTCGTTGAGATGAAGCCCTCTCCAGATGAGTTTGATGACTGGACTGAAGAGGATTTTGATAATGAAATCAAAAGACTTCGGGAACGTATCAGAGAACTCGAAGCCAAAAAGGTCGCATGTAATGAGGATGACGACGATATCATGCACGACCCCGACGTCCGTGAGATGGTTGAAAATGGTGAACACACCTGTCACATGTTTGACGCACCTTGTCAAGCATGTGAAGATGACGATGAAGAAGTTGCTACTGACAAGCTACATGCTCATTTCTGTTAATCATCTGTGAGTAAATCAATTTCCTTCTCATACGTATGTGAGAGTAAAATTGACTTTAGATCTCTCGAGAATGAAATAAATTTTTTTGGAATGTCACCCCATAAACGTTCATTTGACACGAACGCATCTACAGATCCATCCCTTAGAAGAGGTTCGAGGAGTGTCCAATTGGGTTCACTGTATCGTATCTTTGTACACCCTCTCGCGAACCGCCTCGAGTATATGTACCACGCAACAATACCTTTGTATATATTTTTAGGTCTCTTACCTTGCTCGAGACATTTCCGAAGAGAGGGTACCACAAATGTGTGAAACTTTGTAAATCCATCCATACAAATCCGATCGAGGTCATCGAGATTTGTCGCATTAGAAAATCTTTCTTCGACTGTATCTACGTAATCGTGTATATCAAATGGTACATCTATATCTATCGAAGGCACGATTTCTTCATTCTGGAGTTGTCTGAAATGTTTCCTATGTGCTTCATCATTCATGACCTGGTCAAAGGTCGTGTACCCGGAAAGTGCTCCAAGATATGCGAGTGAAGTATGACCACCATTGAGAATACGGATCTTCGTCTCTTCGTATGGTTCGATCGTATTTGTAATGACAACACCAACCTGTGTCAGATCTGGAAAATCGGATGCGAAATTGTTCTCGATGACCCACTGTGTATACTCTTCTGTTTGTATAGCCGAATTACCATAACCCGGGAAAATATCCTCTACTTCTTGACAAAGGGTGTTCGTAGAACGAGGTGTGATACGATCCACCATACACGAGGGGAATTTGACATTTTCGCGAATCCACGACGCGAGTTCGTGTTGATTCGTGTGATAGAGGTACGCCAAAAATTGTGTCTCGAGTGTAATACCATTTTGGCGGATATTATCGCAACAAAGTATAGTCACAGGTGTGTTGCGATTCCGGAGACCACACGCGAGGTATTCGAAAAGTGGTGACCCGGGTGCATACCCACTTTCGGTGACGGTGACAGTGATAAGATGAACACTCGGTAACGTGAGCATGTGTTTCGCGATGGTCCGGTTTTTCGTCCAGTCGATATAGTCGAGATGTGACCGAACAATCCTATACTCAGAGGGGGTCTTAACGATGTAGTCATCGATTTCCCGAAACCCCTCATTCCGGAGATTTACAGCGACGATACCCCATCTCAGGTCACCGGTCTTCTCCATATAGTCATCTATGTACATGGCCTGATGCGCTCGGTGAAATGCGCCGTAGCCTATGTGCACAACTCCTGTTTGACATTCCGATTTGTCATAGGATGTTTTGTACATGCTGACATTACAGAAGAAATTTTTAAACGACTTAGACGAAAAGATTTACAGAGATATAAGTATGAATGAATTGTTAGAGGTTATGCAATTGATTGATCGAAATTCTGATAAATTACCAGAGGGGGACTACTTGAGCATATGTAACCGCCTGAAGAAAGTGTACAATGAACGGAATGATCCCACATTCTTTTTCGATTATGAAAATTTTGAAATACCGTTGATGGGTCCGACCCATGAAGTACACGACTACTTTTACGATCATTATATGAATCAGGCTCTATCTCTAGATATGGATTACATAACTGGTGAAATTGAGTATTTACGGAAAGAGTTGAATCAGTTACAACCACTCAAACGAAAGACTAAGAATCTCAAAGATGTGGTTGTGAAGCATCATTGTTTATCCATCAATCTAATACCCGAGGAACAGACACTCGAGACACTCGGGTTAAATACCGAAGATGTTGATAGTATGACTAAATCATTCATGCATGCAGAAAACACTTTCCGTGAAACGTACAGAAACGCGATAGAAAAACGTTTAAATGTCTTGGAGGAAGCTCTGGAAAAGTTGTATGAGACTTAAAGTTTACGGGAACAATGTACGTAATGGTAAAATGTTTGCATTGTCATTACCTACGGCTATACATAGACCATCTATAAAACACACAAAACGTTTCAGAATTTATTCCACGGCGTACAAAAACGTCGATCCTTATCGCGAAACGTCTCTACGGTATATGGGGTACGCGAACGAGCTTGGAGAAGCTTTCACACCATACCTTCCGGAATGGGGTCTCCCAGCGTCTTATTGTGTTGCCGCATCATATGTCATGTTTGATACGATCGACAAAGGACAAAAGGCATATGAATCAGCAGAGGATGGGGACAAAATGATGGATGCCATCAGAATGTCCACAGAAACGCTGACATGGCAGATGCTTGCATCAGTATTTTGGCCAGGATCGATCATTCGTGTCATAGTGAGTATGACAGCTCATATGACCCATGATGAATCGCACGTCATTCCAACCATTGTTGGTCTCGCCGCCATACCCGCGATTATTAAACCTATTGATTCTACAGTGGATACTCTTATGGAGACATCCTTGTCCAAGGTTATCAACGGTGAGGTGAAGACATCAGAAGATGCGCGTATCGCCATGATGACAGCTATGGGCTCGATATCCCTACCCCCATTCATGTATTTCTTGGCCGCCTTCATAAAAAAAATTAAAACCTAAGTCGTGAATGATAAATCTGAAATTATGTAAAAATGGAGAATCTCAAGAGTCTTATGCAATGTTTGGACGACATTTCCAAGATGATCCCTGAGGGTACCTACTTGGAAATGTGTGATAATCTTAAGAAGGTGCATGACACTATCCCGAAACATGACGATCCCCCTGTGACGGATAATCGCCGAGTTCCTTTCCAGGTTGTATTACCTGATGAAATGACCGTTTATCGAATCGAGGATGACAGTGAAAGTGAGAGTGAAAGTGACGATGAATGGAACCCAGAGTGGTACGATGAATGGGTACAGAACGAAGAGTGCCTTCGAAGACTCTTGAAGGACCTCAAAGTGGCAGATCGCTCGCTTCGGACACTCAAACCCATTCAGCGTATCACCAAGAGAATCAAAGAGGAGGCTCTCCGAGCATACTGTCGCCAAGCTAATTTTTACCCAGGTGAGATGGATGAATGGACGTTTGAACGGTTCGCTGAAATCGCGACTCGTCACAACTGGCCGGAGAGTACCAGGAACAAGCGTTTTGAGCGAACCATTTATGAAAATCACCGCATTTTCGAAAATCGGCAGACTGAACAAAGGCGGAATGAACTGACAGAACTGAAGAGGAACCTGGAGAATGAAATTTCAGAGATGAGAGATCGCCAGGCTTACTTGAGGGTGCATTACAACTTGTAAGTTTGTTCGCACCACCATTTGTTACCACCGGTATATTCAAAGATGATGTGAATCAGGACACCCGAGAGGAAGAGTAGCCAGAAGATGTCTAGACCCTTGATGTTTTTTAATCCATAAAAGATTGTCACATTCGCTAAACCTATGATTACAGATTCCAGAAGAACATTTTGAATCGGACGTGTCATTTATTATATTCCACGAAAAAAAAATGTTGATAGGTAGTATAACAATGAAGAACGATACCCAGCAGATGATCATGTACATCGCGCTTGGTGCTGCTATTACCACTCTTGTGCTTTACATCACAGGCCAGCTCAGGTTTGCCGAGTTCCTCGAGGGTGAGGAAGGTGGTGAGTCTGACAGTGATTCCGATGAGGAGGGTATGGACGGTGAGCCTCTTCCCATGGGCGATTCTGATTCCGAGTCCGACTCTGAGTAAATACACACTCAATATACACTTAGAACCTCTATTTTATCAAATACAACCTTGATAAAAATGTAGACTTATCATAAATGCAACCATACGCCACCGCATCTGAACCCAGCCCTCTCAATGGTAACAGGCCAAGTGTGAATGTCAATGCGAATGCGAACGCGAACGCGAACGCGAACCAGTCCTTTTTCAACAAATACCGGAATCCTATCCTATACAGTTTAGGTGTAATTGTTCTCATCATCATCGTCTCGATAGCCATGAAGAGAAGGAGCAGTTTTTATAATGTGGGTAAGGTTGAATCATCCAAGAAGAAAAAGGTGAAGAAGTGTCCGTCTGGGTGTGTACCTGCACCCAAGGTTGTTGTGAAAAAGGATCCCAAGAAGGGTACATCCTTCGATCCTAAGCTCACTAATAAAATCTGAGTATACAGTATACAATGGAGCCATATGCTACAGCAGCGGAACCCGGACCACTCAATGGTAATAGACCAGCTGTGGGTGGTATAAGTTCATTCATTTCTGAGAACAGGATGTGGTTCATCGGAGGTATCGCAATTATCATCGGTATCGTGATCGCCATGGTCATGATGCGCAAGAAGAAAAAGAAGCGTTCACGTGGACGTCGTGGACGTCGTGGACGTCGTGGACGCCGTTTCATGAAGAGAAGGCGGAGGAGATAAA